CGAAGATCAGCAGCACGCCGTCGAAGTTGTGCGTGCCCGCGTACGCGTCGGGGTTCTCCGCGCTCCAGAGCTGCGCCTGCGCCGCCCATAGCCGCGTGTCCCGGTTCAAGTCCCGCTTGACTGCCTCCGTCAGCCACTTGGCCGGCACGACGCGCGTGGCGCTGGGCTCAAACCAGTGGCTGTTGATGCTCATGCCCAGCCACTTGGTCAGCTCCGGCCACGTCTTGGTCGAGAGCTGGTTCTCGGTGTTAGCCGACACGATGGTCGTGCCGCCGATGCGGGTGGACAGGAACCAGTGGATGACCCACGAGACGAGGGCCGACTTGCCGATGCCGCGCCCGCTGGACGTGGCGTGCCGGAACATCTTGAAGTCCTTGAGAGGCTTGTTGGCTGCTATGTGCGCCGCCAGCTTGCGCAGCACGTCGCGCTGCCACTTGCGCGGGCCGTCGAAGTTGGCCAGCGGCGTGTTCTGTTGGCCCCACGGGTAGGCGAACAGGACGAACCTAAGCGGATCGTCCGCTAATTGAGGGCTCCAGAGACGCCCCATCAACTCCATCTCCTCTTGCGGGGAGTATTGGGGCATCTGCATGTTCTATTACCTCGTATGCGCCCTCGACGACGCGCTGCTGCGCCAGTTCCAGTGCGTGCTTGATGGAGATGGTCTGCTCGACGCTGACGTCGATGGCTTGGCGCGCGACCCAGCCGTGGACGTGCTTGAGGATGTCCAGCGCCGCCTTGGCGTCGCCCGCGGCCGCGGCCTGATGCAGTTGGTCGGACGCCAGCATCTCGCCGTCTGCGCGTCCCTTCAGCTCGGCCAGCTCGGCCAGCGGATCAAACTGGCACAGACGCCTGTACTCGGCGGGCAGCAGGCCCGCAGCCAGCGCCAGCGTGTCGCCTTTGAGGCCCTTGCGCGCGGCGCTGTAGATGGCGTCCAGCCGCGCCTCTGTCGCCTGCACTTGCCGGGGTTCGTATGGGAGTGAGCGCCATGTCATTGAGGGACTGTAGACTATTTTGTTGCGGTATGGAAGGCGCATACGCTGGCATCCCAAAAGCGCCAAGCTGCCGAGTCGAACGGCGGCCCCACCACGATCCCGTGAACGCCTTGCGGTTGGTTCCGCAGCCAGCGTATGCAAGAAAATGTATAGCATGAAACTGTTGGCGGGAAAATAAAAATTGTCTGCAAAAAATGTCTGCGAAAACAGAAATGAAAAATTGTTTGCGTGGGGTGCGTCGGCAACGACAGAATCGTCAGGGCCCCTCCCCCCCCATGCCCTGCTCGAGCAAACACAAGCAAAGCCTAATGCTTCCCGGCTAGGGCCGGGCGCTTACGCGCGCCAGCCTGCCGCCAATGCGAGAACCGAGAGGACTACTGCCAAGATGATACCGCTGTCCGTTTCCATGTTGTGCTCCCTTAACCGCGCAATTGCGCAATGCGAGTATCAAACGCGCGTTCGGCTTCTGCGAATGTTTCGTCAGTCAGTATTCCTTCCTCAACCAGCGTGTCGTGAACGTTGTCCCAGAAACTGGCGATTGCGTCGTCCAGCGTGTCGTAGTCGTAAGCTTGATCAAAGGCCATGTTCGCGTTGCTGATCCCGATCTTTTGCGCCTGCGTCATCGTCTGCTCTCCTATGTGGAGCCAGAACCGTAGCAAGCCTGGTACTTAGTGTCAATCAATCTTTTGCAATTTGGCGCGGCAATCGATTGAATATTTCGCGCCGTCGTGGACGTGGACATAAAGCGTTCCCTTTGGCGTGCGTTGCACGAAAGCGACCGTGGTTGGCAATGCCGGCAAAAGCAGTTTGACCAGGGTTACCCACTGACCACGTGTGATCGCCTTTTTGTCGACCAGGGCGCTTGCGGCGTCCATCAAGCCAAATGACGTTCGTATATTTTGAGTTACCAAATGCGCCCTGGGAGCCATGCGATTTTCCCCTGTTACGGGCTCAATATATATGAAACCGTAGTTTTTTCAAGCGTTCATGGGCAGTTATGGGCAGTCATGGGCAATTGATTGCCCATGGCTAACTATCTGATATTGCGCCATTCAACGCCTTTTTTTGGAATCATGGGCTATTTTAGACAGCAACTCAATAGAGCGGCTGGAATCGTAGTTTTCACGCGCGCGCGCCAGATTACAGCCGTAGCCAAATATACGTATATTACATTTTTCTTTTTGTTGTATGATATGACAATATAGCCAATAAGCCCTCTAAACCTCATAATATCAGCGGCTTGTGAATGGGCAATCGTGTTCCCGCTTGGGCACCCATACTGCCCAAGCCTCAAAAACTACGATTTGTCGCTCTGACGCGTATTTTTCGCTTGCCTATATAGCCAATGAAGTGTAAGACAATCCTGTACGCAACGCCAACCACACAGGGGCGCAACATGGCACAATTCGAACTGAACACGTACGCACGCAAAACGCACCCGTTCTACGATCTGAACGATTTCGCCAAGGGTTACGTCGAGGCCATGTTTTTTACGAACGGCGACACAGGCGACGACCGCGAAAACCTGCTTAACGATCTAGGTGTTGACCGCCTGACGCGCGCCAGCGTCGCCGCAATCAAGCGCGATTGTGACGCCTTCCTTAGCAAGATCGGCCCTGATGGCTGCTTCATGCGACAATGGCTGGACCGCGCTGAGTATAGTGACGAGCGCGCGGGTAACGATTTCTGGTTTACGCGCCAGGGGCATGGGGTAGGTTTTTGGTGTCGCGACGACGAACTGACGCAAGAACAACAGGACGCATTCTGCACCGCCGCCAAGTCGTTCGGCGAAACGCACGTCGAAGTCTGGCGCGGTTGGATTCACTGCCGTTGACGCCAAGCCGGCCATAGTGTAAGACAATCTAGTGCAACGACACACAAGGGACGCAACATGAAGAACAACCTGCAACAGCTCTACGCTATCGGCATGACAGACGACGACGCCCGCGCCCTGCGCCGCATTAGCCTCACACTGCGCCGCTGGTACGAGCACGAGTGCAACGGCGCGATCCAGCGCGACGGCGAGCGCGGCGACGGCCGCCCGTTCTGGCACTCTACGTTTGACGGCCGCCGTTATGCGCCCGCCCCGGATCGCGAGCGCGGCGCGCTCAAGCGAATGGCGGCGCTTATGGCGCGCTATCCGGCCTTGACGCCCTACGTGCAAGGCGACCCCCGCGGTTGCGCCGTGTATGTCCTGCGCCCCGGCGACGTGCCAGAAGGCAAAGACGCCGACGCCTACTATTCGCGCGGCATCCCGGTTTATTAAGGAGACGAGAACATGCAAACCCACAACCTTGACACCATACCGCCACTGAGCAGCGGCAAACACGACGACCTAGCCGCTGGCGCCTGCGTCATGGAGGCGGTCTCTTACATCGCGGGGGAGCCGTGGTCAGACCATCCCCAATGCGTCTGCCCGGTCATCGCCGCGTTCTGCCGCACATGGAATGACGGCCTACCGGACGATCAGCGCGACGCGTTGCTGCGCCCGCTTATCCCGCTTTTGATCGGGACGCGCGGGACGCCCGCACTTGAGCAGAAGCGCGCGTATATAGCCGTCGACTGGGCTTGCCGCGTAGCAGCGCCCGCCGCCCTGCGCTCCGCAGGTTTAGATACAGAAGCCGCAACATTAGAGGCGTCGCCGCCCGTTGTTGACGACACGACCGCCGCCGCCGCCCGCGCCGCCGCCTACGGCGCCCGCGCCGCCGCCTACGCCGCCGCCGACACCGACGCCGCCGCCCGCGCCGCCCCCTACGCCGCCGACGCCGCCGCCGCCGCCTACGTCGCCGCCGCCGCCTACGCCGCCGTTGACGCCGCCGCCGCCGACACCGCCACCGCCGCCGCCTACGCCGACGCCGCCGCCGTCGCCGCCTACGCCGACACCGCCGTCGCCGCCCGCGCCGCCGCCTACGCCGCCTACGCCGCCGCCGACGCCGCCGCCGCCGCCGACGCCGCCTACGCCGACGCCGCCGACGCCGTCGCCGACACCGCCACCGCCGTGGGTCTTGTAAAGCGCATGATAGGAGCAACCGCATGAGTTACAGTTTCCAGGCGCCGCGCTACGCGGCGACAAGCTACACAATCAACAATCTGGCGCTCGACACGGGCGCGACCTTCTCCGGCGAACTGTCAATCGAACCGGAGGGCGCGGGGTCAGAAGATTGGTACATCTACCGCGCCAGCGCCGACGACCCCGACGACGAGGACAAGATCATCTATTTCGACACGGAAACAAACCCGGAGACGTTCGCGGCTATCTGTCGGGCGGTCTACGGCAACGCCCACATCTGCATGGCGATTAACAGCGAGGCTCAGGAATGACACGCAAATTCAAGATGATCGGCGATGAATTGACGTTCGGCGGCGTGACGGTCGCGCGCATGGACCCCGGCGTCAGCGCCAGCCTGCGCGACGAGCTGGACACGTTCTTCGACGGGCTCACGCTGGACGTTGTGACGGTCGCGGAAGCGGCGGCGGAGGCGGCCAGCCAAGCGGCGGCGGAATGCTCCGGCGCGTATGACGACGGCTATCGTGAGGGATATGACGCCGGCCGCCGCAACTACCAGGGACAAGGACAATGAAAAGTGACCTCTTTGATATTCACGATCCTTTCAGCGATTTACCGGCTCACCCGCCCACGGGCCTGACCCCGGCGCTGCGCACGACCACCGACGCGGCCGGCGTGCGCACGCTCACCCACTGCGGCGACACGGTGGGGCACTACCACCGCGCCCGCAAGCCGCACCTGTGGCGCGGCGTGACGCACGGCGGCGAGCTGGTATACGGGTGCACCGAGCCGGACGTGCGCGCGGCGCTGCTGGAGCTGTACGCATGATGGGGCTGGAGCAGCAGCGGGCGCACTACCGAGCCGTGCGCGCCCGCATCGCCGGGATGCGCCCGGCGCCACCGCCGCCCGCACCGCGCCAAGCCCTGCCGCCGGACCCGCCACCGCCACCGCCGCCGGACCCGGTAGCACGGCTGCCCGTCAGCGACCGCACGCGCCAGAGCTTGCGGCATGTCTTGACGGCCTACGGCGCGACGTGGGACGACGTGACCGGCCCCGCCCATCACGCGCGCACCGTCACGATGCGCCGCGCCGTCTACTGGCTGATGCACTGCAACGGCTTTTCGCTATCGCGCATAGGCGCGCTAACGCACCGCGACCATACATCCATCCTCCACGGACTTAAAAAGGTGAACTCATGGACCCCAAAGCAATCCTAACCGCCGCCGCCGCCCTGATCGACGACCGAGGCGTGAACTACGGCGGCATCGAAGCGAACTTCGAACGCGCCGCCGCTCTGGCGACGTTGAAACTCAACCGCACCCTGACGGCGTACGATGTCGCCATCGTGATGGAGAGCGTCAAAGACGCAAGGCGCGCCATCGCGCCGGAGCACTACGACAGCCATTTGGACGGCATCAATTACCGGGCGTTTGCAATGCTGCTGTCGGGCACTGCGCCAGGCGTGCCCACCACGCCCGAGATGGCGGCGATGCTCAACAAGCTGGGGGCGTCAGATGCCCCACGCTGAGCTGGAGGAGCGCCGCAAATGCAAGCGCGAGTCAAAAGCGCGGATGCGTGAGAAACGGCGCGAGGAGTACCGATCAGTCGCGCCCGCGTTCAATGTCGTCGAGCGCAAACGCAAACCGATAGTGCACCAGTACAACCTGTATCCGCCGCCAATCTCGCTCGCGCCAGTCAATATTCTGACGCTTGAGGAGATCGAGGCAAAATATGGCACCGTAACATGACCCGCACCCTCGCCCTCGCTGCCATCCTCGCCGCATCACCCGCCGCCGCGTCTGTTCAGCAGATGATTGCCACGGAGACGGCGCGGCAGATCGGGGCGCAGTGGACGCCGACAGCTTTGAGGATTGCGAAGCTGGAGAGCGGATACCGCTGCAACGCGACAGGCCCCAAAACGCGGCATGGGCGGGCGAGGGGGGTGTTTCAGGTTATGCCTGGCACCGCCCGAGCGATGGGCTACAATCCCGCACGGCTGCATGAGTGCGGCTACGGGATCGCAGCGGGCGTCACGCACATGAGGCTCTGCATCGCCTCGGGCGTGCGCACGCAGGCGCAAATGGCGTCCTGTCATGTCAGTGGATTTTACGGTTGGCAGGTGCGGCTGAACGCCCGCGCCGAACGGTACAAACAGAAATACGTGCGGCGTTCTGCACGTTAAGAGCTTCGGCGCGAGCCGGAGGCGTCGGGATGTTCCCGGCGTTGGAGCTGATGACAGGTGCTTGCACCCAGATTCAACTCTGTACGTCCCTTGACTTGCCCCGGCC